GCGTTAAAGAATTGTCGTGTTTTTCGGCGTGTCGTGTTTGTGGTGTGGTATTATTGGGATTGTCAGAAAAAAACAGCATAAAAAGGAGCAGAAAAATGATGAAATTAAGTGCCTATGTTATCGAGTTGCCTGATAATGCGTATAAGGTCGGTATCGAAGGTGTGTATACGGGAATTGTGACGGGTAATGATACTTTTGATTCTGCGCTTGCTGATGTCCTTGAATGCATGTTGTCTTATGATTATGATTATGAAGAAGTCGCCCAGGCGGTGACTCGTGAGGGTCGTAGCTGTCGTGTGTATGTTGTTACGGTTGATAATGGTGATGACTGATATTCGTAGTATTGAGCGTGATTAGTTTTTTGAGTGATAACAATATAGCCCGGTAATATTACCGGGCTATATTGTTATCCAACCACCTTAGTGGAGCCGAAATATATTTTATTGGTATCGGGTTCGATTACGGTCTCGGATATTTGCATGCCGCGTGCGTTGCCGCATGCTAGTAGGTTTAGTACGCAACCGCCGTTACGATATTGAACTATGTCATTCGGGGCTAGTGATGGCGTGACCATGTACGTATATGACGCACATCGGTCTGAGCATTCTATTTGTGTACCAGGGTTGGTAATGGTTATTTTTCCTGCGCTGGGTACTCGGAGGCCACCGAAACCGGTTGGCATTAGTTTGAAACATGTGTAGTCGCCTTGGATTACTAAATATCCAGTTAGTCGCAATTGTCCATGTTCGGCATCGTTTAATGTTGTGGATATTTTTATCGTGTTGGGTTTGGTTATCATTGTAGCGACTTCAAATACACTACATATCTGGTTTATTGTTTTGAATCTTGGTTTAAGCGAGTCGGCGACTATTTCTATGGTTTGTGCGAGTTTTGCGGTGTGTCCGCCGATTGTGTGCGGGGTTGCGTTAGTTGGGAACGATATCCAGCCGCCCCAATTTAGATATGATGTCGCGTCGTCATTGCAGATCGAACGGGCGCATGCCCATAGATTGCCTTCGTTGTCAAACTCGCCACTCTCGTATTCCCCGATGCGTCTCGACATGAGTAGATCGGTGGCCATACAATTGTACCATTGCAGTGTCTTGGTGCGTACGTCGTAGAGGTATGCGAACATGCGTGTTGTGTATCCGAAGATCTTGTTATTGTATGCGCTGATACCCTGCCCCATGAAGTCGTCGCCCATTGGGCGGGTACCTATGACAGTGGTGCTGTAGTCGGTCATGTTTATTTCGTAGATGTTCGGGTTGTTGCGGCATATGCAATATACTTTGTTGGTGATCGGGTCTTTGGTGATACCGGCTATGCCATGTAGCGGTATGGGTATGTTAACGCTGGTGTTGAAATTGTTATCGTATGCCAGTATGCCGTTATAGTCGTTTGTCCCGTCTAATGTGATGGGTGCGACCCATATAGGCGTGTTGGGGGTTACGTCGATATATGCCATATCGTTGAAGTGACCCGCGTTGATTGTTTTGTTGGTGGTTATCGTGTTGCTGGCCATATCAACGATTACGATTTTTGGTTGCCCGCCCTCGGTGGTGATGTTATTGCAGCCGAAATACACTATGTCACCATGTTTAAGGGTTGACTGCGCACCGTAATCATGTGTGATGAACCGTGCTTGTATGGTCATGCCTGTGACTGTGGATATATCGCCGGTGCTTGCGTCATAGATATTGTGCAGTAGTTTTTTCGCGTCCGTCGGGTTACTTGCGTTAAGCGCGGTTAGTGTTTGATTGGTGTTGTTGATATTATTGTCGACGTTGTTTGTCCAGTTTTGCGCTTTTTGATCGGTATCCCACTTGATTGCGTTGAAGCGATTAAGTGCGTTATTCGCTTTTTCGGTTGTAACGGCGAGCTCGCTTGCGGTGGTGTCTATTTTGTTTTTCAGGGCGCTTGCGGTGCTGCTGTCGGTTACGCCCAGTGCTGCGAGATTGTTGCTTATGGTTTCTGTTTCCGTCATCGCTTGTTTGGCGGTGTTGAGTGCAGCCGTGGCGTTGCCGTTGATTGTCAGCAGTGTTTGATCGATCGTACGTATTGCGCTGTTGTATTGGTCGGTCAACGCGGCGGGGTCGCCGGTATCGTATAGATCGAGGTTGAAATTATCGGTAGTGCTTGCCATGTTTATGCCTCCTTGCGGGTGTCGGTCGTGTGGTGTATTTGTATTTGTATGTCGAGCTGGTGCAGCTTTTTGTCTATGAGCTGCATACTGCGGTTGTATGCGTCGCGTAGATCCGCCACTGAACCGGTATCGTATAGTGGCAGATTGTTGAATGGTGTGGTGGGCATGGTGTCTCTCCTTTACTGTACGGGCGGGTAGGGGTTGCCGGTTTGCGGGTCGGTTACGCGCGGCGTCGGGTCGTTGAATATGGTGAGGTTGCCGATTGCGGCGGTTTCGTCGGTGCGGTGTTTTGCCATGTCGTCCACGGTTTTGGTGGCGACCTGATTGACTCGTGCGCCGAACACCGCGAGTTCACGGTATATGTTGCGCATGGCTATCTTGCTGTCTACGTAGGTGCCTTGTGTAGGGTCGTAGATCACCATTTTATCGCCAACATGCTCAAGATTGTCCAGCAATGCCGCCAATGTTTTTTCCATCGCGCTGACACGCGCTTCCACGCGGTTTTCAAACGTTTGCATGTCCGCGCTCAGTGTGTTGATCGCGGTTGCGAGCTTGTCGAAATACGCCGTGATGTGATCGTATTCGCATGCCAGATGCTTTATGATTTCCTCTGTGCTTTTTGCGTTCCAGTAGAACGCCGGTAGTACGGGCGTGTACGGCCATACGCTGTACAAGGGTAGCGGGAACATGTGTTTTTGCCTCCTAATAGTTGTTCATGCTGACAGTCCATAACGGGCTGAAACATTCTTCCAGATGCTCCAATAGTAGCACGTCGATATCCACGTAATCGCCTTGACGTATCGCCTTGACCTTATCCATGTAGTTGCCGTTGGTCACGGTCTCATACTCCATGTCGGTGGCGTTGCTTGCGTAATCCTGACCGGTCGCGAGCTGCGTCGCGGGGAAATCCGAAAAAATGGTGCGCGTCTTGTGCCACGTGTCGTTGTCCGTCATAAATATTCCGGGGTTGCCGGTCGCGAGCTCGTAGAGCGGTTTGAGTACGGGCATTATTTCGGCGATGAGGCGCAACAGGTGCCGCCGCCATCTGCCCGGCGGCATTACGCCGAGTTCACGGTCATAATACCGGTTTTCGATTTTTTTGCAACATCGCGTGTATTGCGCGTCGTTGTATGCGTCATCACGCCATGACCATTGCGGCGTTGTCCAGTCAACGCCGCCGGGTACGAGCAATTCCCCCAATGTGATCGTTGTCACGGCGTGATAATCGGGTGCGGTTTCGCCCGGAACAAACGGCGGTATCATGTCAGATGTCTCCATTGTCGTTGTCCTCCAGTGCTTCGAGGTTGGTCATGTAATTATAGTTTTGGCTTATGTTGTCCTGGTTCCATACCACCTCGATGGGTGCGTCCAGATATCGCGAGAAACGCGTGTTGAGTGTGTCGCACGCGGCGCGGCGCTCCTCAAGCTCGGACAGTGCCCGGAGATCGGTGGGTTCGCCGTAATCGTTGATTTCGTCGGCGGTCTGTCGTTCCATCTTCATGGGTAGGTTTTTTATGCCTAGCGACTGGTAAAAGGCGTTCCAGGTGTTTTGTATGTCGTTCTGTATTTCCATGCCGATATATTCAACGCCGGTTTTGAGTACTTGCGCCTTCATGGTATCGGTGAAGCCGGGCGTTGCCATGATTGCCATTTCACCGCCTGATATTTGCTTGATGACGTTGACTCCCGCTGTTTGTTGTCCGGCGGGTACTTCCAGAATAAACGGGGTTTTCTGGTGGAAGCGGTTTTGTCGGCGTGTCATGTACAGATCTTCGATCTCGTGCGCGAAAAACTCAAGTGTGGGCACCAATGGTGTACGTGCCTTGTTGCTATAGATAAAGACACCGTTGGAGTTGTTTACGTCGAAGTGCCACCCGTTTATTCCGTAGGATGTCCATTTCTTCGGTCGATAGTACACGTTGAAGTCGGAATTGATAACGGCTTGCGTGGAAAAGAACACACCGGGTTTGCTATGTGGATAGGCGATCGTGGCATATCCGTAATACAGCAGATTATATTCCAGAAACCACGCGTTGCACGTTTTCGGCAGATTAAGCCACCGAAAACGCGACAACGCGATATTAAGCATCTGCGAATAAGCCATATAATACGCCTGTGTGTTGAGTTGCTGCGACTGCTGCCACACCGGCAGCCCTTTTTCGCCGAGGGCCGCGCGGGTCGGCGGGTACTTATGCGTGCGTTTACGTCCCATATATAACACCTTTTTTCGCTAGTTGATATTCGCGGCGAGATAATCGCCGCCTATTTCGGTGGGGTCATTCCAGATTGTAACACCCGCCGCGAATCGGTCACGTATCGCGTCCAGTGCGTCGTTGGGGGCGATGTCGTTGGTGAGCCACATATCATCAGCCCTCCAATACGTGTAATGTCTGCACGGCGTGAGGTTCGGTCTGTTATAGAGTTTGTTGCTTGCTATACCGTATCGCAACATGTACATACCGGCTTGCATCAACGCGCTTTTTGTCTGTGTGCGGACTTTTATAATGTACGCCCTTTGTGCCATTTCATCCGGCCACGGGTCGCCCGAGTACGCACCGACCGGCGCGGGGGGTTGATTGTACATGTCACGATACGTGTTCGTCGCATTGTCACGTGTTGTGAGCATACTGCGTTTCGCGTTTGTCACGGCCTGATTGCGCGTGCGTGCCGCGTTGCCGGTGGCGGTGTTGTATGAGGCCGTGGCGTTGCCGTTGGAGGCGTTGACGGTGTTGGCGGTCATATCGGTGGCCGCCGCCGTTGCGAGTTGCATCGTTTTCACGGTTTGCGTGTTGGTGCGTGTCGTCGTTTCCGTCGCTTGTGTCTTGGCGTGCGCCGTCTGATCCGTATTGGCCGACGTGGCTTTATCCGCCTTGGCATATGCCGCGTCATTGGCCGCCTTATTGAGTTTTTCGCTGTTTGTAATGGCGATACCTGTATTGTAGCCTTGCAACGCTGCGCCGCTAATGGCGGTCGCTAGACCGGTGTCGGCACCGCCGCTTGCAACGGACAGCGCCGCACCGCCAACCGACCCTATCATGCTTGTGACGGATGAAATGGCGTTCGTTTGCGTATTCGTGACATATGTTTCGTTCATGAGTGTTACATCACAGTCACGATCGGTTCTTATTTTGCTGTTCGCGGTTGCGGTGTCAGCGTCGAGGCGCGTTGTCGCAGCATCGAGTATGTCATTACGCGCGTCAACGGTCTCATCGGATATCTTCTGATCGCGCAAGACTCCGCGTGCGGTGTTGGCCGTCTGCGCGGCGTTCGTTCGTGCGGTGTTGTCCCGTGCCGTGGCTGCGCTGATATTGGCGTTATCACGAGCGGTGTTGGCCACTTGCGCGGTGTTTTCATACGAGGTTATCGCGTTCTCGCGGTTTTGTCTGATCGTGCGATTGTAGTTGGCTCCGCGATATGCGTCGATATTACGTCTTTGTAGCGCATACGTGGGGACATCGTATGATATGAGCGTTGCGAGCGCGTCCGCATTGGGCAGATGTCCGCTTATGGTCTCGCCTGTGAGGTTGCTCACGGCGATAGTGGTGCTGCCGTCCGCACCGTATCCATCCAGATACGCGACCTGTCGCACGAGCGGATACGCAACGGATACCAATGTTCGCACGCTGAGCCGCCCGCAATCCTCGATATTGATCGTGGTTGCCTTGCCCCACGTGTCCGTGATCTCCAGTACGCTGTAGGGCGATACGTACAGTTTGGCCACGTCGGCGACTTCGGGGGGCATATCGAAGTCCTCCGGGGTCAACGTGATGTCACTTAATGTGCGCTCCGTGTCTATGATGGTCATCCAGGCGACACCGTTGACCATGACGGGCGCACTGGTACCGCGCGTGCACATGTCCGCGGACACCACGAAGCACGAGCCTATGCCCGAAGCGATATGCGGGTAGTACGCGAACAGATCATTAATGTATTCGCCGGTTACGTCGCTTGCACGTAGCGCAAACACAGTCCAGTTGTTCGGGATGCGTCCGCGCTGTGACGCATAGGACGTGCCGAGCGTACGGCACCCGCTCACGTCTATACCCGCCGCGCCCCACGTCCATGATGACACCGTGCCGTCCCCGCTCCCGTATGTGGGATCATTGCCGGTCACGTCGACACCGCGCGTGCGTGCCATCTCCTCCAACCTGATCGCGCCGAACGAGCACGCGAAACATATATATTTATCGCCGCCGGTCAAACCGGTGTTTTTAATATTGGTGATACGATTGTTCGCAGCACCGTAATTGACATCTGGCGCGAGCATGTCAACACTGTTTTCGATCGGGTTGTCCAATAGCTTTGCGGGTGTCATCCCGACCAACGGCGCATGTCCCCGAGTCAGCAACAGGCCGTTTATCGTCGTCGTATTGATGTAGTCCGTCCACATGTCACGTTGCAGTACGACGGTGGTCGTATTGGGTGCCTCTGCCGTGATATCCGTGATGTAATAGTGGTATCTTGTCTGGCAGTCCGATTGCTGTAGCGGTGATTGCAGTATATCCGATGTAAAATCGACCACGATATAGTTATAACGTTGAGCCGTCATGTATGGCACTGGTATTTTGATACCGTCCCTGTCGGCGCGGGCGATATACATGCTGGTGTCAAGATGCACGGTCTCGCCGTCCAGTTCGTCGAACCACGCGTCACGAGCGGCATCGTCGCGGAACTTAACGGCATCGTGGCCGTCGTTACGCCATTTCACGTGACATAGTTTTATCTTGGTTTTCGGTGTCCACATATTATAATCGTATGTGTTGACGTACTGATCGTACACGTGCACGCCAGCGCCCGGAAATGATGTGGCATTATCCAAGTGCGGAAATTTCATATATACCTCTTTTTCGCAAAATAAAATCGGGGTGCCGGTGTTACCCGGTACCCCGATACTAGCATGTTACGACGCTACACATTATTTTACGGTGAACGTGCAAGTCGCCTTGTACGGTGCCGTCTCGCCGGTCGGGTTTACGTATGTCGCCGTACCCGTCACCGTGATAACGTCGCCTGCTGTCAGCCCGTCGCGCTGCACGTGCAAACGAGCCTGGTCGTCGACAAACGTGTTGGCGTTGAGGTCAAACGCCGCACCGTGCGTGTCATCGTCGCTTGCGGCATGGTTCGCCGCAACCTCGTACGTCGCCGCGTCCGGTGCCACCTGAATGGCGGTGCCGGTGGGCTCCACGGTGGCGGTCAATTTCGCCGTGAGCTGGAGCACGTCGCCCGCCTTGACATCACCCGTCTCCGGGGTCAGCGTGAGCCCGGTCACGGTCTGAGTCACCACCTTGATGGAAGTGCCCGCATCGGTGGTGAACAAGGCACATGGCGTAAACGGCGATACGCCATAAATGCCCCAGTGGTTGAGATACAGCGTGTTGGAAAGTGTTTGCGGATTATAGAACTGGGTAGTGCCGTACAGCGTATCGCGAACCTGGTACCAATCAGTAGACACAAGCAATGCCACCGCGCCCGGAATACCAAGGCTCGGCACCTGAATAATACGATACGGCACGTCGGCCTTATCCAATTGAAACACCGCCGACAAACCGTCAACATCAAGCGATGCGAGATATTCCGGCTCGATAAGCAGTACCATCTGCTGAGGGTTAGCATACGCCGGAATATCGTTGACGTTCAGAGCATTATACTGTGTGCTCGGGAAACGCATACGCCCAGCAGTCGCACGCAACGACTTAAGCAACGTCTTGGCCGACGCTTCATCGGTCGGTGCCGCATCGAGATGAACCTTGTAGAAACCAAGATTCTGCTCGTAATGTCGGATCAGTGCAAGCATGATGTTCATTTCGTCGTAGTTGTCACTGTTGCGCGGCGTTTCCATAATCTGCGCGATGAAACGATTCAAACCGTAATCGTCCACGAACGCCTGGCGAAGTTCGTCATCCGTCCATGAAATCGGGTATTGATCCTTGCGGTTCATTTCATAGAACCATACGGCGGCTTCGGGTCGGTGCATCTTCAACAGAGTTTCGGCATCGTCCTTGTATCCATGCGCCTTAATCCACTTGACGGCAATTTCCTGTACGGTGCTGCCCCAATACAGGTTCTCCTTTTTGAAAACCGAAAGCATGTTTTCAAACGGCGCGTTCTGCGCCATTACGGTGAGCCCGATACGATTGATCATGCTCCAAACACAGTCATTGAGGTACTGCCGATTCATCGGGTCGAACAAATACCGAGCGGTGTTCGCCACACCGGTTTGTGTCGCGCTGGGCACGCGCTGCTGATAGTCGTCGGTGCCTTTAAGACGCACCTTATCCAATATCGTTGCGTTATCTACAGCCATTATATCTCCTAATCCAGAGTGTAATCAAGGTTTTCAAGATCACTCGCCGCAGCCTCGGCGATGGCCTCCGCCACGTCGTCATCCGTTTCCTTGATGGTCGCCCCGTTTTCGACCATCTGCGACACGGAGTCGGCGAAATTATCATAGATGCCGTCTATGCGTTTGTTCATTTCGTCGATCTTGTCCAGTACGCGTGCGAGCATGTCGCGCAGATCGTCGAACTCGCCCGTTCGGTGCGCTTCATCGGGGGTGAGATCATCGCGCTCGGCGATGTCCCTTTCCTCGGTGGTTTCGTCATCCATTATTTTTCCTTTCATATATGAAAAAGTCGTACCGGCGAGCAAATACCGAACCGGCACGACTTAAGAATAGCATACTTGTGACATGTTTCATAACGGTAATCGGCACGTTTTTCCCTCACGGCCACATCGTCGCCGGAGTCAACCGTGGTTATCGACGACGCGTTTTAGCGACACCCATTATGGCACCTCACGTACACCATGTTTATTTTACACCGAAATTCTTGAGCATTTCAAGCATGGCGTGTTGCGTTTCCACCATGTCATATCTCAAATATCCCAAGGCGTAATACGATGTAAGATTCTTAATCAACTCCTTTGCCATATTCGCAGTGAGGTAGTTCAGCCTGTTATCATCTCGCGTGAGTGCAAAATATGGCACATGTGTCCCGCCGTCGTATTTCATCGAGAGAAAAACATACCCACAACGCATATCAACATATACGCCATATTCCCGGTGAAACCAACGGAACACATAAGTAAGTTTCGCGTGCTTATGCGGTTTTTCGATAAAATCGGTATCAAATTGCCGAAACTTGTTTTTCGCCGTCATATCATCATTGTTTTTCAACATGCGCCCCGCAACGGTGTTCTTTGCCTTTTGTTCGGCATAGTCATCGTCTCGCACGTAATCGAACAAGCATGTCTTGCCGTCAAGCCATTGCAGACCATACTCGGGATTGAGGGGCACTTCATAACGTCGGAAATACGGATTGAACGCGTCGCAAGCGTTACCCAACAGGAATATTCTTGGTTTGCGTAGCTCGGTATCATCGGCGCGTTCACGCGTCACGGTATCCACGATTTTTGCCAATTGTTCAAACTCGTTTTTCAAATACGTGTGATATCTATCGTCATTATCAATAATAAATTCATCCATGCAAATGTTACGCACGTTCACGTATGTATTTTTCTTTTTTCGCTGTTGCATGGTCAAGGGTATAAAATAACCGCATATCCGCCACGAATCTTCTTTCTTGCCGGTTTTTTTCCGTCGTATTTCAGCCGTTTTATTTGTTGTGCGAAATTCATAATCGGGGAATATATTATCTTTTATGATACGGTCGAAATAGTCTGCGGCGACATCGTTGTTTTCCTCACGAAAACGGGCGATTTCCGCAAAACAATACCCGTTTTTCAAATAATCCTCTATCATGTATTTCCTCATACCGTAGGTTTTACCCAAACCGCGTGCGCCAATAATCATGTTTACGTCTGCGTTTCGTGGCAATATCTGCGATTTAAGCCTGTCATAGTAGTATTTCGCCATCCATGCTCGCAATCCTTGGTGTTCCATCCCGCAAAACCAATTCGCGGGGTATCGTGTTCACATATCTATTATACACAGATCGCAAATACGTTATGTTCTCCATATTCGCTTGTTTGTCGGACTCGCCTAGCCATCGCCCGGACGGATACAGCCCGATGGCCTCCGGTGTATCCACATGCGCCGTCTCGCCGCGATAGTCCGTGACGTCACCTATATAACGATCGCACGCATGCGGCCTATTGCGTTGCAAGGTGTGACATATCTCGTAATCCACAAGCACATCATAGCCGAGCGATATTTGTACGGTTTTGGCGAAACCGTGCCCCGCATGCATGACATCGGCGACGAAGTCTTCAATGGTGTATACGCCGTCCGGGCGCGGGAGCCCGGCGCAAGTGACATGTACGTGCCCTTTCCTGTCCAAACTAACACGTGCTTTGTTCCACATTTCCATGTGTTCGGCGTAGCGCGTGGTACCGCCACAGTCCTCGACCTCGAATTGTCCGATATGGTCTAGCGTCGAGGCCATGTCGGGCGCGGTGTTTCGGATACGTCGCATGGTGTTGTTGATCGCGTTTTCGATCGCGTTATGCAGCGGTTTGAGCTCGTCCAGTAATTCCTCGTCGCTCACGTCGTCATCGCAACTGATCTTCAGGCTATCGGTATCGCCGCCCGTGACCGTTGCGCGGTCGCCGAAATGCCGGTATATCAGCATCATGGCTATCAATAGGTGCATTCTGCTTCCGGCTACGATCCTCATGCCGTATGTGTATAGTACTCGTGGCGTTTTCGGACGTTTTTCAGCGAAATTATCGGGAGTGCACAACGTGGTTTTATCGACTTCAAGTTCGCCGGTTTCCGCCACGCAATAATCGGCCTTCATCACGTCTTGCGCCTGTGTGCCGTATATGCCGTTAAATTGCCCCTTGACGGTCGACCCGTAATAGGACTGCAAAAATTTCATGCTCAGTTCGCCGGTTTTCGCGTCGCGTGCGATTCCCTCGGGGATGGAGTCGGGGATATCGCCCACGTACGGCGTTCCCTCGGTGTATCCCTTAATCAGGTTTTTGACATCGGTTTTGCGTGCAAAAAGCATGTTAGATTGCAGCGTGACGTAATCCGGGGGGGTTATGGTTTTCGTGGTGCTTTCCCCGTACAATGCACGCATGTCATCATATTCATACACTTGTACGACATCCCATAATTCAATCTCGTTGACGTGCAACACGCATTCATCCGCGCTGTACAATTTGCCGAACGCATATACCGGATTAACGGCGCTATCCACATAACCGCGCGCGCGGATACTGTTATCCTGAGCCCTCGCACGATCGTTGTCACTGTAATCAGTGTCCGCATGCAATGTACGCACGAATTTCGACCGAGGGCATATCGCTATACCCCACGCCGCGAAACACGTACCCTTACGAAGTCGCAAATGGCTAAAGTGCACGGCGACATGCAAGCCCACGCGAAAAGGGTCATCATAATGGCTTAACACGTCATCAAGCGACGTGGCCGCAATGCGTTCACAAGCAATCTGCAACAAATCAGCCGGTGTAGGCGCGAATTTAACGGGTAGCCTACGCCCATTGATGAAAGCGTGATGCATTGACGTGACATCCAAGGACGCGACATTAGGCACGACAACACTAGCGGTTTTAGCGCTCGTAAACGTCAACCCGCCCCGGAAACACGACTTGCGTAATGCATACGATTCATAATTTCTCGGAAATTCCTGATTACACGTCATCTCGAAGGCACGTTGCAACGTAAGTTTCTTTCCGTCGCGCAGCGTGACGCGCCGCCCGCCGATCTCACGACGTGCCATCTGGCGCACAAGAGATGTCTTGGTCAGCACTCGACTACCCAGCATATCGGACGTGAGCCAATGATTAGCACGTAACAGCCATTGCAGATATTGCGGTATCACCTGCACGTCGCGACGGGCGTAAAACAATTCATCGTCGGTCAACGGCGTTTCGGGCGTACGTACAAGCGTATAATCCCAGTCGCCCACGGCCTTGGGGAGGCCGCACGTCTCGCCCATTGCACGCAACCCGCCCATTTCCAGATAAAACGTATCCCAAAACCGACATACCACGTTATCATCAACGCATAGATCGAGCGTGTACACGCTTGTGGCCGTCTGCGCGTTTACGCTGATCGCGTACGATTGCGTCAACGCCAGCATGAGTGTTTGCATGTCAAACATCAGATTATATGCCGCGATCACCGGTACATAATCATGTTCGCTGCCATACGATATAAGATCATCGATATATGCAAGTGCCTCATCAACGCGCCGATAAAACCGTACGTCATCCGAAGTAGGGTCGTAAGACTCCAACGATGTATCTCGCAGATCGTTAAAGATATACAATATCGGATATGCTCTTGTTTCGGCACCGGCTTGTATATTAGTCGTCTCCGTATCGTAAACGGCGGCGACCCTAAACGGCTTGCGACTCCCCATCACCGTACCACGTCCGGCGACACCGCCACCAACCATATCGGACTACCCCCGTCAACATCCATAGCGTCTTCCAGATCCCCGACGTGCATTTGCATGCGTTTGGCATATTGCAAGGCTTGCTCGTTGCGTTGCATGATAGCATCAAACAACTCACTCAATGAGTCGGCATCATAAGCACGCATGATGACCTCCAAACGTTTCTCGGGCGGCACATCAGGTCGTTGCCATATATTTTGTGTGTACCGCCAAAAGATTTTGACTTTTTCGCGACCAAGATCGCCTAGCGCCGAGGGCAGCCCCTTGGACGCCATGCGCATTTCCTGCCGAAAAATGTTAAACGAGCGTCGTCGTTCACCGCGTTTTCCGCCCCCGCCCTTCACGGTTTCAGCTTGCCGAGCCAGCTTGGTGGCGTTCTCCATCGCCCGTGCGTATGCTTCGGCTCGTAATTGTCTGTTCTGGATACGTCCGACGTATGTCTGTTTCAGGCTTGTTTCAAGGCGTTGCACGTACATCGTTCGTGCATGCCGTTCACTTTCCGGCATTTGCGGTGTAATGCTCTTGCGTATCGTGTTTATCGCACGTCGCACACGTTTGCGTTTCGCTGTCAGGATGTCGGCTTGCTTGCGTGCTCTGGGCATACATACCACCTTTCCGCGATAAAAAAAAGGGTGCCATAACGGCTATGGCACCCTCATACGGTTTCAACGTCCTGTTTTTTTTTTGCTCTTTTTTTCGTATTTCACTTGATTTCGAGGGACTTGAGCGAGCGACCGCCGCCGAGCGCGGTTTCCTTGACGGCAACGGTGATCCCGTCCGGCGCGTTGAAGTCGGGGAACATGTCGAAGATGTCCAAGACGCTTCGATAAATGCCCTCCGACTGACTGAAATACGTCTTGCCGTCCTTTGCGAACAGATAGACGTTAGCGCATTTCTGCCCCGTCTGTGATCGGACGCCCGGCGTGACGTACGCGCCCGTGACGGTCAACGGTTCAGCGCCCAACGATGCAAGCGATGCCGCGGTGTTTCGCGCGTTGATAATGGCTCGTTTCCCGTCGAACGTGCTAATATCCATTGTGCAGATGCACCGATAGTCGTTCACAACGGCTTCCATTGCCTCATTCGTGGTGTTGTTCATCTGTTCAATTTCCTGTGCCATGATTGTATCTTTTTTTGTTACTCGTTGTCGTTGTCGTTGTCGTTGTCGTTGTCGTTGTCGTTGTCGTTATCGTTGTCGTTATCGTTGTCGTTGTCGTTGATAGGCGCCCCGTACTGGAAAAACATATCGGCGGGCATTTCGTAAACCGTTTTAGTCACCTTGATGTCATCCACCAATACATTATACAAACCGATCTTCATCAACGCTTTCACGGCTTGCTCAGCGGTACGAATATTACCATCAATAATAATAGATTGCTGATTGCCGTCACGATCAATATACGTGACCGTACTAGTGGCACGTGTCTTTTTGATATTCCTCATTATATTTCCTTTTTCTTGTTTTATCAACGTTTTTACGTTGACATAAAATATATTACACAAAAAATCGGCGCACGCAAACACGACACGCCGATTTTTAATATATTAATTTATCAATAACGCAAAACCTGACCCGGATAGATCAAGTACGGGCGACTAATCTTATTAATCTTAGCGACACGAGACCACTTGGATCCAAAAATAGACCACAGGCACTCACCGGCTCTAACGGTATGAGTACGCACGGGTGCAGTAGATACGTTATGCTTGTTCGGCCGCTTGTTCGGGCGTTTGCGTTCACCGATCGCGTAAGCGTCCCATTGCCACCGTGCGCCCCTGAAATAATCAAGGTCGAGCGCACCGGCATAACCGGCAACACGCCCGTTGCCCGTATACTGGCGCATGGCCTCGCCATACGCGCCATATCGCCACGGGCGCGACTGCCAACCAGTACGGGCATTGGATGCGTATTGTGCGACCCATACCCCGCAATGACGACGAACATACGGGCTAAGCTGCCGCAAGCCGCTCGCCGGTATATACACGATCGGCCAAACGCGCGTTCGTTCGTACACACGTTTCACCCAACGATCAACCCACGCGCCATTACCAAACTGCGGGTTATCATCATGTTCCCAGTCCAGCGCGAGCACCGCGCGGCCAACATACTTCGAAGCATGATCGACGAAAAAATCGGCCTCACGACGTGCATCATTACCCATAGCATAATGATAAACGCCTATACTCTTACCGGTGGCCGTCGCACGTACAAGCTGATAATCCGCAACCTGACTGACACCATTGCGCAGACACGTATTATTAAAACCGCCGACACCCCACGTGAAACCGGCCACGACAAAATCCGCATCAAGCTTGCCCATGTCTATATTGCACTGCCAGTTGCTCACGTCAACACCGCGCATATCCGCACTAGCGGACGGCGCAAGCACCAACAATGATACGCAAAAACACGCAACCACACTACGCAGATAGCGACGTATCTTCATCACAGTTCTCCTTCCTCAGCAAGCTTATAAGCTCCTCCGTCAACACATTATTCTTCGTCACAAGATCATTAAAATTTCTAAACGTCGTGGCGATAAACCAAGCCATAGCGCAACACGCCACGATCGGAAAACCAACACTACCGATCATACCCACAACATCACTAATATTCATATACACTCCAAACAAAAAGCCGTGACGTATCAGACAATACGTCACGGCCTAATATATCATAACCATATACATGTAGCCTATCCGGGAATCGAACCCGGCACGCACATCTTATAAGGATGCCGCTCTAACCACTGAGCTAATAGGCCATCACTACACATCACCCGCCCACAAACCCCGCCGCATCAAATCAACAATATCACGACAATGCATAAACACATAATCAGACACCGTCGAATCACATATAAGACGCTCCGTATCCATAGCAGCAACCTTAGTACGACGCTCGCCATGAACCCTATAGCCCTTGATATAGTCACATTTATTATGCTTACAATACATGATTAATCTCTCTAACAAAGATGTATTAGTCAATCACCTGTTAATCCGATAACCCAAACACACCGCACCCGGAATATAAAACACGCCATCGTCAAGCACACTCCAAACCCCATACGCATCAACGCAATCGATAAACCGAATTTCCATTAAGCAATCAGACGCAATATCAACGAAATAAACAAACACGTCATAAATACTATCAACGTTAAAATCGATTGAATTAGATAATGCGTTAAAATTCATGAAACTCATTTTTCTGCTCCTTTTTATGCTGTTTTTTTCTGACAATCCCAATAATACCACACCACAAACACGACACGCCGAAAAACACGACAATTCTTTAACGC